CCGAAGATTGGATATACCCACCGATGGCAAGTGGTAGATCGAAGTCGTCGCTTTTGCGCCGGCGCCGCTCTACCTTAACCTTAAGGTGCTTATATCTTCTCTCAACCTGTGGGGTCAAGATCCCTTGATCAGGGTTCAACCACTCAGGTACGAGCATAGCCTCACTACTTAATAATGACTTGAGGTACAAGAGAGCGAGAGGCGTAATAATTTCATGCCTCGCGCACCATCCCATAACCTGGTTAATAGCCACATAAATAGCTGCGTCACTGTCAAGTGAAGACACGTAGAAGGGTGTAACATTGTACCCTTCATAATAGTCGCCACCGCAGCTTTCGCGGAAAGGCCCACTAAAGTAGGACTTGTCAGAATTGACGATAAGCCCCGCTTTCCCTAATATGCCTGTGCAAACTTCGTATTCTGATGATGGAATGATGATATCATCACCGAACACTGCAGTGGACTTCCAGTCGATGTACAGATTGGGGCCACCCGCCAAACGGCGGTAAGCATAAATCAAAGAGACCAACGTTAACGTCATCAGGGGAAAGGTAAAACCGTTCCCCATTGTAGACATCATGTTGAGCTTAATGACACCCGCGTCGACAGTATCTATCTCCTCGCTGCGAATAGCAGTAAGGAGTCGATACCATCTCTTCGGGTAAAGGAGCCGTATGAGATAGAGCGAAAACATATCAGAGGCGGACTTCAAGTCGATAGTAGCGATACTGTCGTCTATGGAGCCCCTAAGGGCCAGTGCCTTGTTCTTTGGCTGCTGGTCACGTATGTCTAACCCTATCATTCGCAACGCGCCTTCTAGATACAACCCGGCAGCAAGCTGCAGGGCCATGTTACCGGAAGGCTCAATTGCTATAGTACGGCGAGTGGTCTCGTTTTTGAGAACTGTTGCAAGACGTGAACCGTTCACTACGCGAATGCCGTCACTACCGTTACGCGCATCAAAGCGCTGGAAGTAGACATTCGACTTACGTAGTATAGAAACAAACGGTTTACATAAGACAGTACACGTCATTTCCTGGACAATTTTCTCGGAAGCGTGGGTACCGGTTACGCCATTGCTGGCGCCCGGCCCAAACTTCCAATTGTCGTAAAGGAAAGCAGGGTCTAAACACTGCTGAATGTTGGACTCGTCCAAGGATGTTGTGAAGCGCTCGAGTACATGTTCGATGTACCTCCGCGCTTCAACAACTACATCCTCGGCAAGTTCAACGCGAACAGTGCCAACCAAGCTGTTAATGCTGACAAAATCAGCAACAGCTTTAGTGTGGAGTTCCCTGTCATCGACTTTCGCACGCTTACGCATGCGCTGTACCTGACGGGCAATGGCATACCTCTTTCGAGGGTCTGCGGTAGCTTTGTCATTTAGTTCTCCTTGCAAGATAGCGAAAAACTCATTGAGTTTTGCACTAGCATCGATCGTGTGATTGCTCACGGGATATCTCCTGATGAGTATACGATGGGTTTAAATTACGCCTGTTGTAACCGTGTCCGCGATTCCTGACGCTTGTGCCCAGCCAACACCGAAGTGCGAGCTGATCATAGCTTTCAGTTCCTCTGGTTCGTAGGTATCAGTACCAGCCGGAACTTCGATGATCGTCGTAATTTTTGCGACCATGTTGGTTTGGCTGGAAGCCGGAGCTGCACCCTTACGAGTAATTAACTTGTAGGTGTTCAGCGGCACGTTCTTTATGATGCCAGTGACGGGGTTCGCTTGCGGGAGTGTACGCAAAACCTTAGGGCGGAAGAACGAAATAGTGAAAGGTTTACTTACACTGTTAACGTCCACGCTCGTCTGAGTACCACCTAATGCAGAGATAGCATATTGCTTCCCATTAACATCAGGGGCCACGTCAGTGGTCAATGTGTATGTCGGTGACGTTAAACCTGTCACCGCCGCGCCCGTTACGGGTGAAGATGGTGCAAAAGACATGAATGTCTCCTTGAAACAGCATCAGCGCTTCATAGAAATGAAGACTGATGCGAGGTTGAGCATTTTATTCAATGCTTTGCCCCCAACCTCATCGAGCGTTTTGATACGCAGGACTCGGTGGGGGAGTGTGGAAAGGACGCTTCGTTCGAACTCGGAGTAGTACCATGACGCCTGGCCATCCCTACAAGTAACGATTTTGCTGTTACCAACAGGTTTGTGCTTAAGGCTAGTCAAACTCTCTGCTCGGTAGAGACGGGTTTCATTGAGGTACAGCGATGTCGTCGGAGTTAAGACGAACACATCCTCAAGAAAATCACCGACT